GTCCTCAAGACGGTCCGGAAACAGCGTCACCTGATCCCGGTCTACCCCTTCAATGAAACCTGACATAAATGCACTCCTGTATCGCAGGAAGCATACCATATCTGGAGGTTTTCACACAGCCTCGGCCGAGGGCGCACAGCTCGCGATTTGGGACTACTACGACCACGAATGCTTCAAGCCCTTCATCGACGAGCTTCGCAAGCCTGAGAACGCCCGGATGCTGAACTGGGCGCGGCCCCTGCCGAGGCGAGCATTGGCGAGTTCCATCTCGGAGGACAGTCGGCCAAACCCGCGCGTGCCCGCCTCGCCGATGCCTTCCAGTTCGCCGCGGACCTGACGGCCGCCTTCGGCGACCAGTCGGACACTGACCCTTTTCTCAGCCATGGCCGCCTCCGATCTGTTCGTTCAGCTTGCGCACCATTACCGCCTCGATCTCGGGCAGCAGATCGGCGGCGATGAGGGCGTCGATCCCGAGGGCCTGCGCCATTGCCAATGCCGCGCCCATGTCCCAGCCGAGCACCGCGCCGGGGATCACGCGCAGTTGCCCGCCAAGGCGGCCGACCAGATCCCAGACCTGCCAGCCCTGTTCCGTTTGTGGCCGGTTCAATCTTGCGGGGCAGTCGGGGCAGCGCCCTTGGCAGGCCGCGCAGTAGCGATCGCCCCCGCCGAAGGACCATTCGGCAAGGGCGCGGAGACGTTTTTTTCCGCGTCCAGGATCAGACCCTTGGCGACGTATTTCGTCTGAAACGCCTCGAAGACCGGCCAGATTTCCAGAAGGGCATCGATGCCTTCGGGCGAAACCGGCACAGCATGGCCCGCGTCATCGCCGACCCCCTCCCAATCCAGCACGGCGCGACGGGCGACGGCCTTGGCCATGGCGAGCGCCAGTTCTTCCTGCGTGGCGGTGTTCGGCAGGGCTTCGATGGCAGGATCGGCACGGGCCGAAACCATCAAGGCAGTCGTCAGCGGGGCCACGTTGAGGCGCAGGCCGGGGGCGAGGGTCAGCCACGAAGGGGATGCGGTCAGGTTCAGTCTGATCATGGTCAATAGCTCACAACGGTGTTGACGAGGACGGCGGTGCACATGCGGGCGGGGCTGACGGCCTTGGCGGCCTGCCAGTCGAAGGTGGCCTGGATACCCTGCGGGCCCGGGATTTCGATGCGGGGGCGCGGCAGGTAGACGGCATGGGCGGTGAAGGTGAAGCTGGCATTGGCCCCGAGGCTCCAGGCAAAGACCAACTCGCAAGGCGTGCCGTCGATGGCCTGCGTGATCAGCGTGCTGTCAGCGAAACGCACCTCGACCCGACCGGTCAGGGCGGCCATGCCGGGGTCGGCCCCCTCGATGCGGCCGTCCGAGCGGATGGTCTCGATCCGGTCGAGGCCGTTGGAATAGGTCACCTCGGCGGAAATGACATTGCCGAGCGGCGAGCCGTTGCGCGTGATCGCCCCGTTGAAATGCCCGAACCGCTGCAGCGCCAGCGAGGTGGGCGTGCCAGCGGCCGTGGTTGCCGCGACGCTTTCGCCTTGCGCCACCAGCCGCGCCGTCGCGGTCAGCAGGCCAGAGCGTGCCATCTGCCACTACAACTGATCGCAGACGCAGCCGGTGTACATCGCGTAGCGCGGCACCTCGGGCATGGCCGTCTCGATGGCCAGGCTCGGCAGCGTCCAGTTGCCGGACTGGAAGGTGTGGGTCTTGGGCGTGGTGCCAGAAGTGACCGGCGCGCCGAAGGCCGCTTTCAGCCACAGGCCAAGGTTCTCGACGTCGATCGGCACCACGACATCGCCATCGGCGGTGACCGCGTCCTTGATCGGAGCCAGCGGATCGCGCCCCTGGCCCAGCAGTTCCGACGCGATCAGTGGCTGTTCGGAGCCGAGCGTGGTGCTGGCAAACGGCACCGTCCGGTAGCCCGTCGCGGGCGCGGTGCCATAAACGGATTCGAACGCAAGCGCCATCTGCGCCCGCGCCCCATGGGCTCGTGCCATTGTAGTCTCCTTTCGTTATTCGGGGTCAGGCCAGCGGATCGGTCGTGGAGTGAGGCGGATCAAACAAAGGTCCGGGGGACCTTTGTCCCGCCGAACGCAGGATGGGACCTGCTGTCGGTATCAGCCAAGCGGATCGATCAAGGTGTAATGCAACACTACCGGGATCACCGATGCCTTCAGGCTGGCGGCGCCATCGACGGCCAGATCGACCGGGCGCGGTGCTTCCGCCTCGACCCAGTCGCAGAGCCCGCCCAGCGTGCGGTCGGCGGCAATCGTCGCGCCGATGCTGGCGCAAAGCGTGTCGAAGGCGGCATCACGGGCCGATCCCTGCACGACCACCTCGATCTCTGCCCGGTGCTGGTAGTGGTAACGCAGGGGCGACAGCGTCACTTCCGGCTCCCCCGGCTCGCCATCGCGCAGGATCAGGAGGCCAGCGGCAGGCACGCGTTCGGGCAACACGTCACCGCGCAGGACGACGGCGGGCAACGCCGAAAGCCGCGCATGCAGCGCGGCGAGGATGGTTTCGCGACGGGTGGGCATGGGTTTATTCAGTACCGAATGAAGCGAGGTTTGGAGAAGTTCACAAGACCCTTAGCCGACTATCCCCTCATCCTCGTCAGTTTCTTGAAGGATGTTGACTTCGGCCCTTTCTCGCGCGGACGCCAGAGCGACGAGTTTCTCCCCGAACTCATTACTCCGGACGATCTCATCAGTTTTCCCCTCATTGGACGAATAATCTTCCATGGAAGGTAACATTGCACGCACATCAGCTAGAGCGGAAAAGAAAAGTTCCAAATCTTGAATTTCGTCTTTCTTGAGCCACCGCTTTCTTGCATCTCCGCGGTTTCGGACCCAGCCAATTTCAAAGTCTAGACGTCGTAGTGCACCGACAAAACGGCTGTCCAAGAAATGCATAAGCTGGTTTTCAAGCATTCTCATATTTCGAACAGTTCTAACCCTCACTCGAGCTGAAAGATCATGTTGCCGCAGCGCCCATTCAATCAATCTTACGGAAATCCAGATGCCCGCGAGTTCTGCGGAAGCATTGCCCCAAAAATCATCCACCCGACCCGCCGGCCGCCATTCCGCCGGAAAAAAGAGATAACCAAAAATTGAAATTGCCGCCAATACGCCTACGAAATCTACAATCCACATATATCTGCGATAACGCATCGAGTCCCCCCTGAACCTCTCTTCCGAAGGGAGAGTCGGGTATATCATTGGATTAGGCAAGACCCTTCACCCAGTTCGCCACGATCAGCCCCGGAACACCGTCTGCCGCCCGTTCGGCATCCCGCGCCAGATCCAGCCGCTTCGGCAGCTTGACCTGCGGCACCAGTAGGAAGATCGGCGCGGTGACGACGCCCCTGCCGGTTTTCGACCGTGATGCCACGGCCCGGCCCTTGGTGTTCAGCCGTCCTTCAGCCACCAGCAGGCTTGGGCCTCGGCGGCGATAGATGAACCGCAAACGTAGACCGGTGCGGCGTTCCCATTCGCCGGGGGTGATCCGGCCGCCGCGCTTGGATTTGCCCGCCGCTGGCGTGGGGATCGCGAGCCAGAACCCGTTCTTCGAGCGGATCAGCGGGCCGGTATCATGCGCGCCGATGATCACCGGCGCGTTCGACCAGACCAGCGCTGCCGCGTTCAGGCTTTCGCCTGACTTGGGGAAGTTGGCAGAGCGGATTGAGTTGGCGAGGCGTGTGCCCAGCCCCGCGCCGGTTATCTGGGTTCGCCAGGCGGATTTCAGGCTGGTGCCAGCCTCACGCATGGCCGCGGTGACAGCGCGTTCCCCCGCTGCGACCTCGGCCGCCATCAGGGCGACGATGTCGGGATCGATGGCAAGTTTCAGTTTCATTGCCATCACGCCGGACGCAGATCGACAGTCCACGGACATGTTTTTCCAAGGCCTTCTGCATCGCGGCCGGTTCGACCCCCAGTTCCGCCGCCATCAAGGCCGACGACCGCGCGGGCCAGTTCACCCATGTGTCCCGCACCTCGCGCGCGAGGCGAAAAACCAGCGACAGCGCGCGCGCCCGCTCGATCAATTCCCCCTTCAGCTTCTGCAGCCGGATCCGACGTTCCTGCGCCTTCAGCACTTCGTTGGCGGTTTTCGCCTGCAGATAGGTCGTGCCGCCGCCAACCGCCGGGACCGCCAGCCCCTGTTCGCGGAGCGTGTCGCCCACAGCAGCAACGGCCGCCTCGGGGACCGGCTTCATCTTTGGTTCGGGCGGCTTCCGGGTCTTCGACGGATCGGTGGTTTCCGCCCGCCGCACGTCGCTGGCCCCGGCATCGATGCTGCCATCGGCGAACAGAACCAGCCGTTCGGCCGTCTTGGCCTTCTGGATCGCGCCCCGCGACAGCCCGACATGCGCGGCGTACTGCCGCTCGCTCATGCCCTGCATTGGCGTCTCCGATTATCATTCAAGATCATGCGCTTATCTCGTTGATAAGCATCGCGGACAGAGCGAACGTCCCTTCAGAAGGACGATTCAACTCACCAAGGAGCCACCAAGATGACTCGCCGCGCAACCGACAACACGAAAGCCCTCTACGCCTTCCTCGCCGCCAAGTTCGAGATCGACACGATGCTGGCACGCCTCGCCGCCCTCAGCGCCGACCACTTCGAGACCAGCCCTGACGCGATCCATTGGGGGCACGTTGGCACCCTGAACCACTACCGCGCCAAGCTGCGCGAGATCACCGACAGCGCCTTCAAGGAAGGCGAACACGCCGAATAGTTCGACCCAACCATCGCGCCAGCCCCGCCCTGAGGGGCTTGGCCTCGTAGAAGGGACGCGATGGTCGCGGCCCGAATACGGAGACGACCCGATGACACTCCTTCAAACCCAACCCTGCCTCGTACTGGTCGACCGCAGCGGTGAGCTTGGCTGGCTTGGCCAGTTCCCTGACTTTGTCACCGGCCAAACCGCCATGGCACACTGGCTGAAAGCGCCGGATCGCGACCCCGAGGACGCGGCCTTCATCCTCCCGATCCTCGGCTTCGGCCGCACCGCGTTGGAGGGCTGAACGATGACCCGGCTTTCCGATGCCCAAGCCCTGATCCTGAGCGCCGCCACCCAGCGGCTCGAGCGCATCGCCCTGCCACTGCCCCAGAGCCTGCGCGGCGGTGCCGCCGCCAAGGTGGTCGGCGCGATGATCGCCAAGGGCTACCTCGAAGAAGTCGACGCCGATTTGCGCAAGGGCGAACCCATGTGGCGCGAAACCGGCGATGGCCACGGCACAACGCTGGTCGCCACCGACGCGGGCCTCGCCGCCATGGGCATCGAGCCTGAGGACGCGAACACCGCGCCCGTGGGCGCGACGGACGCGCCGACCGACGAATCCGCGCCCGTCACCGCCAGCGAACCAGACGCCGCGCCCAAGGCGCGCACGCCGCGCGAGGGCACGAAGCAAGCCACGCTGATCGCCATGCTGCGCGCGTCCGACGGTGCGACCATCGAGGAGATCATGGTCGCCCTCGATTGGGCGGCTCACACGATCAGGGGCGCGATGGCCGGGGCGCTGAAGAAGAAACTCGGGCTCGAAGTCAGCTCGGAGAAGGTCGAGGGACGCGGACGGGTGTATAGACTGGTCAACTAATCACCTTTATTCGCTGCACCCTTTGGCTATGCTGCTTTGCGGAGGACCACATGGATTACGTGAACCCGCAAAGCAGTACAGTTATCTTCGGCTTCGACTCAGCGTGGACCGATGCGGTGAAAGCGCCGGGAGCAATCTGTGCCATAGCGTTCGATGAGCGTGGCCAAGTCGAGTTTCATGAGCCTTGTCTGGTCTCATTTGCAGATGCGCGTGCGTTCATCGGATCGCTCCGTCAAAGTTATTCTGTGAGCCTCGTCGCACTTGATCAACCAACGGTCGTGCCCAATTCCACAGGAAGTCGCCCTGTTGACAAAGTTGCCGGGTCGTTGGTCTCATTTGTCGGCGGAGGCGTTCAGCCTGCCAACCGTAGCAAGATCGGCATGTTCTGTGACAACTCGCCCGTTTGGTCTTTCCTTTCGGATCTCAATGCGACGCAAGATCCTATCGAGGCGCGCACGGCACCTGCCGGACATTTTCTGATCGAAGTGTTTCCGGCGCTTGCTCTCCCAGCGTTCGAGGACGCTTTTTCTCAGCGATTACGAGCGCCAAAGTACAACCCGCAAAACCGGAAGAAATTCCGTCTGGAAGACTGGCGGTCCGTAACGCATGTAATCCAAACTACCGCACTGGGTTTCGGCGTGACTGGCCTCGTGAACTGGTCCGACCGCATGCATGCGCTCTCATTGCCTCGGAAGGCTGATCAGGACAAGCTGGACGCAGCCCTCTGCGCTCTGATCGGTCTGGCGTGGCGGGCCGGGCCGGTCTCCTGTTCAGCCATGCTCGGTGACTTGACCGGTGGCTACATGGTTACGCCCATATCTGAATTCACGCGGCCCAGACTGGAGCGAGCAGCAATTGAGCGCGGTGTGCCAATCGCCTAGGACCGCAATCTCCAGCCTCTAACCCGGATTGCCTCGAAAAGCCGCCGGAGCACATAGGACCGCGCGATGCTCACCACGGTGAAGACCGCGCCCATCTTCAGGTTCTGCGCCAGTGTCGTCTGGAGTCCAAAGATCGGGAAGATCAAGATCTGGGTAGCGACTGCGACTCCGTAGCCAACGATCACGTTGGCCACGGCTTCGACCAACGACATCAGGCCGGACTGCTTCATGTCGCCACCTCATACATCGGCCAGCAGTTCAGCCGCGAGAGTTCGCAGCGCATGCGCCGCAACCAGCGGGACCACGCCGTTGCCACAGAGCCGAAGCCGGTCCACCCGGTGGGCCAGCCCATCAGCGCTTCGACGAACAGCGGGTTCAAGGTCCGGCGCACATCGGAGGTATCGCTCCCAACCATCGGCGTCACCAGGACCTGGCGGCCAAGCAGGCCGTAGCCTGCATGCCCAACGCGAGGCCTGCGAATCCTACATCGCCAGCCAGCGGTCGGAAGGCTGGGTGCTGGTTCGCGACCAGTATGACGATGGCGGCATATCCGGTGGCACACTGGAACGCCCCGGCCTGAAGCGGCTGCTGGCCGATATCGAGGATGGGCTGGTCGATGTGGTGGTGGTCTACAAGATCGACCGCCTGTCCCGCTCGCTGATGGATTTCTCCAAACTGGTCGAGGTGTTCGACCGCAATGGCGTTACCTTCGTTTCCGTCACCCAGTCGTTCAAAACCACCACCTCAATGGGGCGGTTGACGCTGAATATCCTGCTGTCTTTCGCCCAGTTCGAACGGGAGGTGACGGCTGAGCGGATCCGGGACAAGGTCCGCGCCAGCCGGATGAAGGGCATGTGGATGGGTGGCTGCCCGCCCCTCGGATACGAGGTGAAAGACCGGAAACTGGTCGAAAACCCTGCCGATGCTGCGCATGTGCGCTGGGTCTTTGCCCGCTTCATCGAGATCGGATCGGGCACGTTGCTGGCGCGCGAACTGGCCGAACGGGGCGTCACCACCAGCCGCGGGCATCGGATTGACAAGAAGTTCATCTACCGGATGCTCAACAACCGGGTCTACATCGGCGAGGCGGTCCACAAAGGAACCAGCTACCCCGGTGAGCATGCGGCGATCATCGCCCGTGAACTTTGGGATGCGGCCCATGCCATCCTGACCGAGAGCCCGCGCAAGCGCGCAGCCCGGACCCGCGCCGACACCCCCGCGCTGCTTAAGGGATTGCTCTACGGTCCAGATGGGGCTGCCTTCTCGCTAACCCACACCCGCAAAGGCGGGCGACTTTAGGCAGCCGTGCCTCGCGCCATGTTCCCGCAGGAACGCGCGCAGTGTCAGTGTCCGATGTGCAGATGCCTCCTTCTCGACGGAAATGCCGATCCGGATGGGCCGGTGCCCATCGCGGACGAACGAGGCAAATCCCTCGCCCAGCCCGCCCGGACCGGCAAACAGATCGACAATGCCGAAAGTGGCAGGCAA